AGATGCGGCAACACAATCTGCCGCGGATGATTGCACCGGCTGACACAGTGCGGATCTGTGCCGGCGTGGACGCCAGAAAAGAGCAGCTGGACTGGTTTGTGGTCGCTGAACGGGCATCCGGGACCGTCGTTTGCATCGATTTCGGCTATACGACAATCGATCACGCCTTACCAGAGCGAGTGGCGTACCTGCAGGCGGTCGCGAAGCTCCGAGAGCGGTTTGAATATGGATACGAAGTCGATCAGCACAATAAGCACGACCGCAGACCCGTTGACTTGGCGATTCTCGACTGTCACTGGAACACCGATGTGCTTTATGAGTCCATTTTCGGCGTCACATCATGGATGCCAGCGATGGGTTTTGGCTACAAGAAGCACAAGGCGACGTACAACGCACCGAAACAGCGAAGCAGCACGGTTACGAAGCTCGGAGATGAGTGGTATTTCGTAGAAACAGAACGCTCGTTCTCCGGGAAAATTCGCCGGTTCAACGTGACTCACAACAACGCAGACGCATGGAAAATGCGGCTTCACCGGTCGCTGAGCGTTGAGTCTGGCCATCCGCACGCCCTGTTGTTGCCAAAACAGTCTAAGCCAGGGACTCGCCGCGAACTTGCAAAGCAACTGACGGCCGAAAAACAGGAGTCAGTTTACGAAAAAGGCAAGGGCCAGGTTCTTAAGTGGGTCACCATGTACCACAAGAATCACTGGCTTGACGCGGCGTACATGTCACTTGTTGCCGTGTCGATTCAGAAACAGAAACAACAGCAACAACAAAGCAAAAAGCCAACCCGCACGCTCGCAGAAATGGCGGCGGGCAAATGAAAGGAAAGCCAGCTTTGACACTCGCAGAAATGGCAGCACGATCATCAGGGACTGGCGGCCGGTTGGTTTGTCCGAAGTGCGGTTGTGCGGATTTCAAAACGTACAAGACGCAGCAGGGGCACGTATCGACGTTCCGCTACAAAGCCTGCCGGCATTGCGGGCACAAGTTGTTGACGCAGCAGCAGCCTGAGCAGATGATCCGAAGCGTGGAAACTGTGGTTGAGGATGTCGAAGATGACGGGGAGGAGAATTTGCTGTGACTTCAGAAGCCGTTTATTCAAGAGCAGAAGTGACGATAGATTTCAGCCGATCTCAGCTGTTAGTGATCGATGTTGCGTTGGTTCGGCTGAAAATTGACGGAACCGGCGACGTTATGGCGTCAAAACGCTTTGAACTCCGCTTGGATAATGACTTGCTGGCGGCGTATCGATTTTCCGAACTAAGCCGCAACATGGAGTATGCGAGCCACGAATACCGAGTAGCGAGCGAACGAAAGCGGCATGTTGATGGCATGATCTACGGAATGGTTGAGGCCGTTCTGGCAATCATGTGCAACGATTCCGGACTGAATAGAGCTGATGTTCGATCGATGTGACATTTCCACACATGGAATCAACACCCACGTAGCATCTTCCGCAAATGACTACTGCCCGCGCATCATGCGGGCATGGTCAAATCTCCGCAACCTCCTGCAATCCTTGATCGACACGGGCGAGCCATCGCACGGACGTCTGGTAAGTCACGTCAGGGGCTCGGTGAATTGTTTGCCTCGCAGTTCAGCGAGTTGCAGAACCGCCGCAAAATCGCAGCCACTTACGACGCTGCTGGGTCATCCGACGATTTCAAAAACTACTGGGCTCCAGCCGACGCACTTGATGCCGATTCGGCCAACTCATTCGCAGTCCGAAACACGCTCGTAAAGCGGTCTCGATATGACGTCGCGAACAACGGCTATTCAGATGGCATCGCCCAAACTTACGCCACAGACCTGATTGGAATCGGGCCGACGCTGAGAATGCAGACCGGTAGCGATGGCTTCAACAGGATGGTCGAACTGGCTTGGTTCAACTGGTGCAAAGAGATTCAGTTTCGCCGCAAATTGTGGTGTTTGGCCCATGCGAAACATCAGGACGGTGAAGGGCTTGGCGTTATTCGCCGCAACGGCAAGCTAAAGCATCGGGTGAAGCTGGACTGGGTATTGCACGAAACCGAGCAATGTCAATCGCCATGGCTTCCTTATGGTGAGGCTGGTCGAATTGACGGCATGCAGTTCGATGAGTTCGGAAATCCAGAGTGGTATGAATTTGTAACGTACCATCCCGGATCGAACCTGACTGGGCTAAATGCTTTCGGCAAGTCCGAAAAGATTCCCGCCAAATTTGTGTCGCATTGGTTCAAGATGCGACGCCCCGGCCAGCATCGCGGAATCCCTGCTTGCACGTCGACTTTGAATCTAGGAGCTGCATCGCGGCGATATCGGGAAGCCACAGTTCAGGCGGCGGAGAACATCGCAAACGTGACGCTGCTTTTGGCGACGGCATTTCCTCCTGACGAAATGGACACCGTTTCGCCAATGTCAACGCTCGACATCGCCAAAGGCATGATGATCGGGATGCCACAGGGCTATGACATGCGGCAGCCAAAAGCCGAACAGCCGACGTCGACGCACAAAGAGTTCGTTGGGTCATTGGTAAGCGAACAGGCTCGACCGATCTCGATGCCATTGAACAAAGCGAAGTGCGATTCATCGTCTTACAACTACGCCTCTGGTCGACTCGATCACCAGACGTATTACGGTCATCTGGATGTTGATCGGGAAGACTGCAACGATTGCGTTCTGGATCCGATTTTTGCGGTTTGGTTCGATCAGGCGGTGATGACGTACGGTTGGCTCGGTGGTAATCCGGATGCACTCAGCGAAGGCGTTAGAGCACACATTTGGGACTGGCCTAAACATCAAGTCGCGGACATCGGCACCGAAGCAGACGCAGCAGACAAGAAACTGAAGAACGGCAGTTCGTCTATCGCAGCAGAACACATCGCGAGCGGACTCGACCCAGAGGATGAGCTTCAGAAAGAAGCCGATTTCTACAGCATCAGCATCGACCAGATGAAGATGATCAAACTGATTCAAAACATGCCTCAACACGTGATTCCGTACGTTGCGACCATGTTCAAACTAGAACCAAACGTGAAGCCAGATCCGTCTGAGCAACCGCCAGCACAACAGCCACAGGAGACGCCATCCAATGGCTAACCACGCAATCATCGGTATTGAATCGACTGTTGAGATCCAGGCGGCCGACGCTGACAAGCCAAAGGGCCCGCGGTCGTTCACGTCAACGATTTACACAGGCGGGCCTGTGCAGGTTGCGGGTTGGGATTTGCCTGTTGTCATCGATTTGGCAGGGCTTAAGACGAGCAAGGTTCTCGTTGCAAATCTCGACCACAAGCAGAACCAGCGAGTCGGAAATTTTGACATCACGAATGACGGTAAAGAATTGAACGCTGCAGGCAAAGCCAGCGCGGCGACTCCATATCGCGACGAAGTCATTAACTCTGCCGACGAGGGCTATCAATGGCAAACGTCGGTGGAAGTGAAACCACATCGCGTGGAAGAACTGGCCAAAGGTAAGACCGCAATGGTCAACGGCCAAAAAGTTGAAGGCCCTGCGTACATCACGCGCACGGGAACTCTGAAAGGTTTCGCGTTCGTTTCGCATGGTGCGGACGACAACACAACCGCCACGATTGCGGCGTCTGCCGCTTCATCCGCAGGCAAAGGGAAGAAAATGAAAACCGAAGTAAAAGCATGGGCTGAAGCGATGGGCATTGACATCGAAGCCGCATCACCAGAGCAACTGGAAGTCATCGAAGCTAACTACAATGGCAAGGCCAAAATTGCCAAGACGATCAAGGCATCCGATCCGTTCGAAGCTCGCAAGCTCGAAGCACAGCGACGCCAGGAAATGCGAGAATTCGCAGATCGTCAGATTGAGCTGCGATGCTCAGACGTCGACGAAATCGAAGAAGTCGAGAAAATGTACAACCACGCGGTTGAAGCGGGCATGAGCGCTCAGGAATTTCGACTGAAAATGTACGAAGCCTCAACACCAGCTCCTCAGCGGATCACTGGTCGTCAGACTCGCGACGCTCGAATCAGCAACCGTGTGATTGAGGCCGCTATCTGCCAGGCTGGACGACTCGAAGGCCACGAAAAGGCTTTCGACGATCAGACTCTTCAGGCTGCTCACGATCAGTTCAAGGGCAATATTGGCCTGAAGCAACTCCTGTTGCTGGCTGCTGAGCAGAACGGCTACCGTGCGAACTACGCCACGGAAGTGAACATGAGCGTTCAGCGGGCTGCGTTCAACATGCAGGGCAATCGCATGATCAATGCGACTGGCTTCAGCACGCTGGATATCAGCACGGTCCTGTCGAATGTCGCCAATAAGTTCCTCATGGAAGGCTGGAACGCTGTCGACATGACGCCGATGGCAATCGCGCCGGTCAAGAATGTGCGAGACTACAAGCAGATTACCACTGTTTCGCTCACCGGCGACTTGCAGTATCTGCCACTTGGCCCCGATGGACAGATCAAACACGGAACACTCGGAAACGAGACATACAACAATCAGGCGGACATCTACGCCAGAATGTTGGCGGTTACCGAAAAGGACATCGTCAATGATGACCTTGGGGCGTTGACTGTTGTTCCTCGCCGACTCGGTCGCGGTGCTGCGTTGAAGCTCAACGATTTGTTCTGGACAGTGTTCCTGAACAACTCTGCGTTCTTTACGTCCGGCCGCAACAACGTCAATACTGCCGTTGCGGATATCACGCTCGGTGGGCTCGATGCCACTGAGACGATCTTCAATGACCAGACTGACCCGGACGGCAAGCCGCTTGGCTTGATGGCCAAAATTCTTCTTGTGCCAACACCACTGAAGAACAAGGCACTGGCGTTGACCGATCCACTCAGCCGAGTGCAGAGCGGATCAACTACAGGCCAGTCAGACGTGAATGTCTTTGCCGGTCGATTCCGTGTTGAGTCGTCTCCATACATGAGCAATTCGGCGTACACCGGTTACTCAGCGGCTGCGTGGTACATGCTCGCAGATCCACGAGACATGCCTGTGATCGAGATCGCAGCGCTGAATGGTCGCGTTGAGCCGATCGTTGAAACGGCCGACGCGGACTTCAACGTGCTGGGAATCCAGATGCGTGGCAAGTCATCTGTGGGCGTTGCTCTGCAGGAATACCGCGGCGGTGTTCGAGCGGACGGCGGCGCGAGCTAATAGCCACGGTGTGGCAGCATAGCGACGGGGTCGAGTGCGGCCCCGTCCTTTCTCTCAAATCATTTTACGCGAGTCTCATATGAAAATCACAATGTTGCGAAGCCCGGCAAAATCGCTGGGCTGCAAATTGACGGAAGGCCAAACCGGCGACGTCGATGCCGAGACCGGCAAACGGATGGTCGACCTTGGAATCGCTGAACCAGCGGCAGACGCGAAGCCAGAGCCAAAAGCAGAAACGAAAACACCAGCAAAGTCAGACGACAAGAAGTAAGCATGACTCAATCACCACCACGAGTATTTCTTGGAATGCCAGGTTATGGCCGCCAAACTGCTGAAGCAGGGCGCGGGCTGTGGCGAGCGCGTCAGGATATGTCCAACGTGATGGTGGAGTATCGCAGCGGCAGTTTACTGGCAGCGAATTTCAACGCTCTCTGGTGCTCTGCCCTGAATGCCTGCCATCGTGGTGACAACATCCAATATTTTGCGATGCTCCACGACGATATCGGGCCTGCTGAATTCTGGCTCGACAC